TTATAAATTACAATGTAGCTTATACGAATATAACGATGAAGATTTCGAAACTGGTGTAGGAGAAATAGATGTAGCACAAGTAACTAATGCATATCAAGTTACGATCGATTATACATGTAACGCAAATGCACATCCAGAACAAGGTGAAGTGTTAACACAAATACTAACTACAGATCCTGCAACTTCTGTATTCGGTGAAATACAAACACTCACTAAACTGTCTACTACTACAGGAAGAATAGGAGTATCAAATATTGGTGTATCTGGTGTTGCAGAAGCAAGAGACTTTATACAGTCTTCAACTCTTACAGCAGTTGGAGGAACATCAGCAAATACAATTACTATAACTAAGGTTTACGATATAGGTGATAATAGTATATACGTTGACCCAACAGACGATCAATCTGGAAGTGTTACATTTGAAGTTGAAGCCGACGGTTTCTTAGACTTCACTGAATCAAATCCATTTGGTGATCCATCGGATAATTACTAATGTTTGGAACTCATTTCTATCATTCAACTTTAAGAAAATCTGTAGCGGTATTCGGTACAATTTTTAATAATATATCAGTAATTCGTTTAGACGGATCTGGTGGAGTATTAAACCAAATTAAAGTACCACTATCTTATGGACCTAAACAAAAGTTTTTGGCCAGATTAGACGGTGATGGAATTGATTCAAGTATGGCATTAAAATTACCAAGAATGTCATTTGAAATTACCGGTATTGAACAAGATAGCGCATCAAAATTAAATAAAATGGCCGTAGTTTCTGAGAAACATGCCACAGATTCTTATAAAAAGAAAACAGTTAAGCATATGTCGCCATATAATATTAATATGCAATTGACTATTATGGCTAAAAACCAAGATGATGGTTTACAAATATTAGAACAAATTCTACCGTATTTTCAACCAGAATACACGGTTACTATAAAACCAATTAATGGTTGGTCATATAAACAAGATGTTCCTATCGTATTAACAGGAACTGCTATTAATGATGAGTACGAAGGGGATTTTGTATCGAGAAGAGTACTTACATATACATTAGATTTTACAATGAAGATGAGATTCTTTGGGCCTACAACAAATAGCAAAGTTATAAAAGAAATTGATATCGATTATTACGATAAAGATAATACTGCAGAAAAATATTATGGAATTAATATAGGTATTAATCCAACAACTGCAGATGCAGATGATACATTAATCACAGCTGGATCTCCAGGAGCAAACGAGTACAAAATTACTACAACGTATGATCCTATTGGAGTTCCTGAATCGTTCGCAATATATGGTACTGTATTAAGCGGTACTTTTCAAATGGGTGAAACTATAACTTCTAACGTATCAAACAATACAATGGAAGTAAGTAATACTGCATATACAACTAATCCTACAGCTGGTACTATTACTGTTGCTGCTCCTAGCGGATGGTTGAATATTGGTGAAGTGTTAACTGGATCAACGTCTGGAGCGACAATCACAGTTGCATCATACACATAAGGTTAAATATTATGGATAAGAAAAAGAAAATAGAAGATAGTCTCGCAAAAAATTTGCCTAGCAAAAAAACCTCGTTAAGTACTCAGCTTATTGATCAAAAAGACATAAAAGATGATTATGATTTTTCACGAGCCACATATAAAGATTTAATACATACTGGAACAAGATCATTAGATGTGATGGCTGAATTAGCCAGAGAGTCTGAACATCCAAGAGCATTTGAGGTATTAAGTAATTCAATTAAGAACATTGCTGATGTTACTGACAAATTGATGGCCCTTCAAAAAACTAAAAAACAATTAAATAAAGAAAAAGATGAACAGGAAAGAAACGTCACAAATAACAACGTGTTTGTTGGAAGTACAGCAGACTTACAAAGAATGTTAAACGCAAAGGATGACGTAATAGAAGTAAATGCCGAGAATAAAGAATAACGAGTTTGGATATCTTGGCAATGTCAATGTAAAACGTGATGGTGTCGAAGAAGGTTTTACAGCTGAACAAGTCAGAGAATATAAAAAATGCATGGAAGATCCTGCATATTTTGCAACTAAGTATGTAAAAATTATTTCTCTTGATGATGGTTTAGTGCCATTTGAATTATATCCATATCAAGAACAAATGTTTCATCACTTTAATGCTAATCGCTTTAGTATGTGTTTAGCATGTCGACAAAGTGGTAAATCTATTTCAAGTGTAGTATATCTTTTATGGTATGCTTTATTTCATTCTGAAAAAACTATTGCTATTCTTGCAAATAAGGGTGTTGTTGCAAGAGAGATGTTAGCACGTGTAACATTAGCATTAGAACATATTCCTTTCTTTTTACAACCTGGAACAAAGGCTCTTAATAAAGGCTCAATTGAATTCTCAAACAATTCTCGTATAATTGCAACCGCAACATCTGGTTCATCAATTAGGGGATTATCTGTTAACCTATTATTTTTGGATGAGTTTGCATTTGTAGAAAACGATGCAGAATTCTATACATCAACATATCCGGTAATTTCATCTGGTACTGATACAAAAATTATAATCACATCTACTGCAAATGGTGTAGGAAATATATTCCATAAATTATGGGAAGGTGCAGTTTCTGGGGATAATGAGTTTAAGCCCTTTAGAGTTGACTGGTGGGATGTTCCAGGTAGAGACGATGATTGGAAAGCATTAACAATTGCTAACACATCTGAACTACAATTCGATCAAGAATTTGGAAATACCTTCCTAGGCCGGGGCGGGACACTTATTGATGCGAATGCATTATTAGAACAAAAGATGCATGAACCTGTATTGGTAAAAGAAAACGTATATGTTTACGAAATGCCTTTACAAAATCATGAATATGTAATGACAGTTGATGTTGCAAAAGGAAGAGGGCAAGATTATTCAACTTTTACAGTTATTGATATTAGTGTAAATCCGTTTAAACAAGTAGCAGTATTTAGAGATAACACAATCTCTCCATTGTTATTTCCAGATCTTATATATAAGTACGCTGAATTATTTAATAAAGCCTATGTTATAATAGAATCGAATGACGCTGGTCAATTAGTATGTAATGGTTTATATTATGATTTAGAATATGAAAATATGTTCGTTGAATCAGCAATTAAAAAGAATGCAATCGGTGCAACCATGACAAGAAGGGTTAAACGTATCGGTTGTTCTACAATTAAAGATTTAATAGAACAAAGAAAAATACATATAGTGGACGCAAATACAATCGTAGAAATGAGTACCTTTGTGGCAAAAGGTCAGTCATATGAAGCATCGTTAACAAATCACGATGATTTAATGATGAATCTCGTTTTATTTGGTTGGTTTACTACAACAGACATCTTTTTAGGTATGACAGATATCGAAATGAAAAAGATGTTATATAAAGAACAATTAAAAGCTATACAAGATGACGTAATTCCATTTGGTTATGTAAATGACGACCCCGAAGAAGTGAAAATGGAAGTAGATGAAGATGGTCAAGTATGGTTTGAAACACAAAACGGTCCACATACAGGTGTTTTCTAGAATATAGAATATTATAAATATAAGTATGAATGTAACCGAAAGGTTAATTAACGTATAATGTGGACTTAATATAACTAATAACTCATTGAGAGGTAAACGCGATGGCATTTCAAGTATCACCAGGCGTCCAAGTCAAGGAAATTGACGCAACGGGCGTAGTACCTGCGGTCTCCACCAGTATTGGCGGAACTGTTGGTTCATTTAACTGGGGTCCTGTGGAAGAAGTAATAGATGTAAGCTCTGAAAAGCAGCTTGCTGAAGTCTTCGGAACACCGGATAACAGTACTTATAAATACTTTCTAACCGCTGCCGGATTTTTAAAATACGGTAACGCACTGAAAGTAGTAAGAGTTGCCAGTGGTCACGATAACGCGACTGCTGACGGTTCGGGCCTTCTTATCAAAAATGACGATCATTACACCAACAACTATGCAACCGGTCAAGGTTCTATAGGTTTATGGGCAGCAAAATACCCAGGTGCTTTAGGAAATAGTTTAAAAGTAGCAATGTGTACAGAA